TTCTGAAATACCTTTATCAAAGATAGTAGGAGTTTTTAGAACAAACTGACCAGTTGTAGCATTAAATTCATAGATACCCCATGAAATGTTTGTTGTGTCTAACCAATATGTTCCGTCTGCTGGTGCACCGTCTGGACGACTTAATGTACCAACTAGACTTGACAAGTCGATATCAGCACGTAATACATAGCAAGCGTTTGTAACACCTAACAATGACCATGCTGCTAACAATCCATATTCGTTTAACTCGTAACCATGAATTGGTGTACCGGTAGAAGTTTTATAGAAGAATGGGTTTCCGTATAGTGTTGCCAAGTCACGTTGACTTGTTAATTGATATAATTTTCCTGCGTTAGCGGCTGTTGTCGCTGCGGCTACTGCTGTTCCTGTCGGGTCTGCTTTGTTCTGTGCAGTTGCCAATAAGATTAGAGGAACTGAATTTGAGGCTGCAGGTAAGTATTGACTTTGGTCAATAATCGTTACTTGTACGCCTGGTGAATTTAATGCCATTTTGTTTTCCTTTAGTTATGATTGTGAGGGTTAACGCCCTAGTTCGTATAGATATTTAGCGAAATTTTCTAAAAAGACTCAATAAGCGTGCCTTCGAAGGTTTCTTGCATAAATATCACATGAGACCTATCTGTTCTAAATGCAACAAAAACTTTTGCGCTGTTAACTATAAACGCAATGACATTACACACTATCGTAGCACGTGTGATGAATGTGGTAGAAAGAAAAAGAAACTTAAACCAAGAAAGCCAAATTGGCAAAGTGGTACATACAAGAAAAAAACCACATGTGATGTATGTGGCTTTAAAAGTTTGTTCACCAGTCAACTAACAGTATTTCATATTGACGGGAACTTAGAGAATATTAGTGCTAGTAATCTAAGAACTGTTTGTTTAAACTGTGTAGAGGTAGTGAAACGTAAGGAAATTACGTGGCGTCGTGGTGATCTAACAGTTGACTAATATGATTGTGTAGTTCATCAATTGTTCCATTGTTGTCTAGGTAATAATCATACTTTAATCCAACACTAGAATACTCACTAGCATGTACTTTTAGTTTGTCTAGTTTAGCTTTGCTCAGTGCCCACATGGGATTACCGTTTGGTCCCTTGTTGTATTCAACTGCTGCACTGTACCATTCAGGTTCGTCTCCCCTAGATACTCGTACTGTGATGCCACCTGCATCTTTGATAGCTTTAATCTCGTTAGCAAAACGACAGTCGGTGATGACAATATCATCCTTTGCTTGGCGTAGTTTATTCTCTACGCTTGCTACCCAAATATCATCGTGAAAGCCTTGACGACAGACTTCTGTGCCCCAATATTGTAGTATCCAACGGGGTGTGATATCTTTACCTAATCGTTCACTCCACCAAGGATCTACTTGTTCACGCCATTGACGACTGCTTTTTGTCGTTCCCTCTAGTAATTCTCTGTCCCAACCAAAGATTGCTGCTACTGCATCTTTAAGACTGGCTGCAAAACTAATTCGCTTAAACTTATGATGTGTGCAAAGATAGTCTGCAATCGTATCTTTACCACTACCGATGAAACCACACACACCGACAATCATATATTTTCCTTTTTATTTTTACATTTATCCCCATGCCATCTAGCATAGTTCATGCTGTCAATTTCTTTGCTACAATGATAACATTTTATTTTAGGGGATAAAAGTTTTTCGGTTCTTTTTCTTTGTCGTTGTTCATCTGTGTGTTTCTTACCAAAGAAACCATTTTTCTCACCAATATTAGAAATGATTCGTTGATATTTTGAGTAACGAATTGAACATTTAGTTTGGCATTTGACCACAGTGGATTTTTAGGATCCATTCTTTGTTGTAGCAACCATATAGCAGACACTCTATGTGCGCCATCTTCAAACTTGCCGTTCAATACTATTATGGGTGGCAACTTTGACAAACTCTCTGGATGTTCTTTTAGATAAGTTGCGTATTCTATTACCTTCTTAGTAACTCCCCAACTATAGTCCTTAGCATCCCAATCATCAACTACATTGTTGTAGTAGGGCAAGCCTGGTACTGACGAGATTAATTGCTTTACAGTCATTTGGCGAGTTTCTATCTTTGCGTCAGGTCCAAATTGCTTTGGCGCTCCTGAACTTGGTCCAGGTTTAGGTACATCTTCCCAAACTTTTTTATCTTGCCAAAGACCTTGACCGGCTTGACTTTGTGCATGACTACGAACAATAATTATACCACGCTTTTTAGCAATATTCTTAGCCAAGTTATACATAGATGTAGCAATACCTTTACGCTGATAGTTGTCATCTACTTCAACATCAACTGCATACCATTGTGTTTCATCATCTTCTGTAGGTTCAAAGATTACATGCCCTACTTCTTTGTCACTCAAATACGCACGAATAATAATACCTTCGCCAGTCCAACCTTCATACGGTTCGGGTTCTAGTTTTAGATTATTTTCCTCAAACTCTTCCAGAGGTTCAAATTTCTTTGGTGCTTTTGAACCGAAAACATCTTCCCAAACATTACCTTCTTCACCGCGGTTCTTGTCCCAAAAATGTTTACCGTCATCTGTTTGGTCAGGACTACGATGTATTTCATAACCTTTAGACTTAAGGTAATCATACATTACCTTTGCTATGCCCTGACCTCTATAACGTTCGTCAACTTGTAAATCTTGAGGGTCTAGTTCACTACCATCGCCTATGTTCATTCTAACATGACCTAGTACTTTGTTACCCCAGTCGTCAAGAGCCTGCAGAATCAACTCATGGTTGTCTACTTTAAGTTTCATATTGATACCCTCAAACTCTTCCAGAGGATATTGCTTATACTCAACAATGAACTCACTTGCTCTCATATTATCCGATTATCCAAGTTAGTGGTTCTGAACCGTCAACATAACGTTTCAACTCATCAATCAATTGATTTTGTTGTGCAAGACCTTCTGCTTTTAATGCGGTACCATTTAGTGTGGTTCCTCCACCTGGGCCTGCAATTGTTAAAAACTTCTCACGTGCTTCACCAATAACTAGTTTTAATGTAGCTAATGTAAAGTCACCAATCCAAATACCTGATCCTGGATCAAGTAACAATTCTTCTTCGGGTCTAGCTAAGTCACCCCAAATAAGTATCTGCTCACCGTCAGCTTTAATGTCACGTACAACTTTAAGTTCTTTGGTTACTTTGTTGAATGTAAAGATAACATAGCCACCAAACATACGTGCAGCCATTTCAATGTATCCTGCATAAAAGTCATACGTTGCTAAACCACCGGCATAGTTATAGTTTAACAAGTAGGTGTTTAAGATAGCACTACTGAACGGATCAAAACTACTAGCTGCTGGGCCTGTTTCTAACCCAACGGTTCTACGGAATACTTGACGGACATTTTGAAAGTCCTTGGGTAGTGTATATGTATTTGTGTGGGTGGTCATTGTCAACAATGTATAAGATTCCTTTGTGGAATTTTGTGCTCGTTGACGGTAAATTTTAATTGCATATTGATATGCTGCTTCGCAATGTTGAGGATCAATTTCTAAATCAATGATACCCTCACCCATACGATAACGAATATTCTGAAATAATTGTTCTTTTAATTCGTCTAAGGTATAATCTGCCATTGTATTCTCCGGATACATTATTTATCTGAAATCCAAGTGGGTTATATATCTAAAATTTCTATGGGATATTTGTTTAGGACTTAGAATAATATTCTTAGGCAATGGCGAGTAGATATAAACCTACCACACCAAAACATTCTTGAGGAACTTAGGCGACGATGAATTCAAATATTACAGTGGAGGATTGTCTATGTCTCACTAACCCATAAAGGGAATTTGCTGCATTCGCTGTTATGATAACACATGATTCATCGGGAAGTGTTATCCAGCCCAAAAGTATCTATCGCAATTACTATCTTTTGGCATTCTTAAAGTGTATTACTACATCACAACCGTTAAGATATAGGAAACGTTACTTGCAGTGGCAAGGCGTTTAGGCATCCAAATGGGTAGTCCTATAAATTAGATGTTAGTCGTCATCACTCTACCGTCACTGTGGTTAGGACGGGTTATAGCCATATTTCAAGGTACTGGGACACCTATAAACTAATAATAAACGGGCACTGTGGCCCGTTTTAATTAAATATCACCCTCTTTGCGATTTTCCGAGTAAGTAGCGTCAAATGAACCGCCTGGATATCTAGCTTCAAGTTTTTTGATATTTTCTTGAATAACATCATTTGGATCT